TTCCTTACCAGGCATAAGACATCCATGTATAGTTGCTGCTACTATTAATAACTGAACAACAACTACTACTTGAATTAGATTTATAATTCTACCTTTAAGACATGGAGTTCCGTCTTTGTTTAGAGGAGGATTCCATCTCTCTTTATTTTTGAAGAATTTGTTCACGATAGTTACCATTAGGTACTTGCATACCAGTTACCTTTCCAGTAGAAGTGGGCCATGCATCCCTCAAGGCAGCACGAACTTCTTCTCTTACTATAAGTTGCAACTCTGTCTTCTCTGCTTCTATTCTTTTCTGTGGTCCACCAGTATAGTGGTCAATGGCAGTATTGCCACCAACCACAGTACCAGTTCCTATGACAGCAACTGCTGTTCCATAGGTTGCTATATCCTTTACGTCCATTAGTTAGGAAGAGAGAATCCAGCAGGAGGTGCAGCCTGAGGTGCAGATGCTTGATCATCAGGAAGTGCAAGATCAAGAGCACCAGCACCACCTAGAGCACCAGCACCACCCATACCACCAAGTACAGATTCAATTGCTGCATCTTTCACATCATCCATAATTGCATCCTTATTTAGATAGACGTATGATCCAACACCAATAATACCAGCAAGTGATACTCCTGATACTATGCTAACAATATTAGCAATAGAGTTGAAACTAATTGGACACTTTTTCTTTTCAGTCATGATTTTATAATTTGTAAGGTTTATCATCAGTAGTGATCTTTAGTGGTGCTTGTTCAACACGAATAGTTTGAACAGGACCAGCAGGAGCTCTTGCTATAATAGCTTCGATATCCTTTGCGGTAACAGGAGGAGGACCACCATTGACTCCACCGTTACCGTTCATTTTCATAGTACCATCTCCTTTTTTAGAAGCTGTTTGAATCCCGAAGCTAGCTAAAACTCCTGTAAAAACTGAAGCTATAAAAGTTGGATCTATTTTTTGTTGTGGTACACCTGGAATGGCAACATAATTTAAAGTTAATATTCCTCCCGACCAAACAAGTACACCAAGCCTCACCATACTAGACAACAATGCTGCTTGTTCTTCTTGATCTGGAAGTATGGCATCCTTTAGTTTACCTAATGGACCTTTCTTCTTTTCTTCAACAACTTCTTCTTCAAGAAGTTCTTCTTTATTTTCTTCAGACATGAACTATGAATATCGCTAATCTATTTATCAGGGTTAACCCTCTTTTTACCTATATTATACTTCGTCTCAAGCATCCATTCATGTTTCTCCTTGAATGAAATTACTTTTATTTGGTTGAGGGGTGCGATATCTGTGATGATTTCTGGGTTGGTAACAACGATAAGTCCCCAATCAGACAGGAGTTGTACGATTCTGTTACGCCTTTGAACATCGTTAACAGTAAGGTTAGCTTTCTTCCCATCAAGTGCAAATAATTCTTTAAAGTGTACAATATAATACTTACCCTTCTTATGTAAGATATGGCAAGATTGGTATAGCTTCTTCTCTTTCCTAGAAGCAACACCAATTCGAGTAAGGGTTTCTCTCACCTTCAGAAAGTCATCTGGTTCTTTGAGAGTCACTCCAATCATTTGAGATTCCGACCATTGAACCTCATTATCTGTAATAGTCACGGACATCTTATCCCCCAATGTCAAGTTTTGATTTGATATGTTTAAGTTGATCGTTGGATAAAATTCTTAAGGCTTGAAGTGCTTTCTCATCATTATAACCATAATAATTCTTGACACTTTCTAGGTCTTTCACTTTATCTTTTTTGATCCAAGGAGAAAATCTTTTCTTTTTCCTGATGCTATTTATATAAAAATCGTACTGCATGTCTTTGGGGATATGTGAAGACATGTTCATTTCATTAGCATATAACAAACAATCGATATGACCAGACATACAACGATTCACAACGAAAGGAGAATAACCTTTCACTGCTTCCTCGTCACCTTCTAACAAATTTTCCTTAGTAAGGTTGATAGAATTTAAGTAGTCTTTGAGTTCGTATCGCATTGTTTGGTTGTGTTGCTACGTGTTCTGTTTATTATACTAATAAATTTATCTCCTGCAAAGGTTCCTCCTAAGCATACATCAATTTCGTCTCCGTCTTTCCAATTTGTTTCTCCGTTCATCTTTGTGTGGGTCATTGCTAACTGGATCTTTTCGATCACTTCTTGTGTCAGTCTCATATGCTGGTTTTTGAATAAAGGTTTTCTTTTTCCATTTTCTTTCGTAGTCCCATTCTATCAAAACTTCTTTGATTAGTTCTCTAAGTTCTTGTTTATCTCTATCTTTCATCACCAAACACCGCATTCACACCTATGACTCTAGCATGAGGATTACGGACTACAGCAACCTCACGTGCCTCTTGATAATTACGTGCCTCAACAAACTCACTATAGACTTTGCCAGCAACGTATAACTTGACTTCACATCTCATTGTTCCTATCCGTAAATTTCCTATCTCCTAATACTGCGAGTAAATCATCTCGCAATTTTCTTGCTGATGCATTTACATCACATAGTTTGTTCATCCAAATACGTTCTTCTAAAAGAACGTTGTCGTCAGAAATGATTCGACAACAAATGTCTATTATATCATTTCTATATCTAGTTGATAAGGGCATTGTTTATCACATGTGGTAATAGATAATGTTCTGCTTTGTGAACACGTTCTGTCAATGTATCAAGTGTATCATTAGGTAGTATAGGTACAGTTTCCTGTCCTATTATTGTACCAGAATCTAACTCTTCTGTCACGTAATGTACAGTACATCCAGTAAGAATATCATCACTATCAAATGCCTGTTCAATTGCATTCAATCCTTTATACTTGGGTAGTAATGATGGATGTATATTTATTATCCTATTGGGAAATGCTTCAATAAACTTAGTAGAAATAATCTTCATGTAACCTGCAAGAATAATAAAATCTACTTTATATGTTTCAAATAGTATAATCATATTGTCCTCCTCTTTATGACGGATATGACAATTTGGTATATCTAATTTGTCTGCTCTTTTCTTAGCACCACATTTCTTTTTATTGTAGACCATAAGTACAACCTCATGATCAGGACAACTCTTGACTATATTTTCAAAATTAGTTCCGTTGCCAGAACACAAAACTCCTAGTCTCATTGGTAATTTGTGAGGATAAGTTCTTTACGTTTTGCTTGCTCTTTCATATAATCACCTGTAGTACGCATACTGTATGTCAAATCAAACTCAGAAGCATTCCAACGACTGAATCTATCTTTCACTATCTGACTACTGTTATATGATATCAACATAGGAGAATTATAGTTGTCACAATCAACAGCAAACTTATCGTGGTCAAAATCTTTATGCATAGCACCCCTCTTACCATAGATAGGAATCTTAATATCATAGGGTGGATCAAGATAAATGAATACATTTGGATCATCTCCTAACAATTCTTCGTAGGGAAGATTTGTGATCTTCCATTCTGCAATTATCTTTGAGTACTCAGGTAGTTTATCAATACCTCGTAAACTAAAATTAGATTCGCTAGCCTGTTTAGAAAAGGAACTCGATTCAGTTAGTCCTGAGAAACTACACTTGTTGATAAGGTAAAACTTTACTGCTCTCTCAATATCATCACCATCATAGAGACTCTCTTTATACTCATTGAATAACTCTTTCGCTTTATCTGGAGTACTATTCTCCAATTTTATCTCAGTTAGTCTGTCTCTAAGGTCTTGTCCATTGTCCCTCAGCTGCGTCCAGAAGACCGCTAGAGGGGTATAAAAATCATTTACCCATACTGGAACACCTGGACATCTTTTGGTAAATTCTATCGCTACAGATCCACCACCTAAAAATGGTTCTCTGTACTCAGATATCTTACCTGGAAACCGTGGACAAATATATTTGGTAGCACGTGACTTGCCACCAGGATAACGTAGAGGAGTCTTTAGTGCTTTCATGTATTCAATACCCAGATGAGTCTAACAACCATACCCACAAATAGAATATAGTAGGTCCACATAATAGTCATACCAATTTTATTATGCCTACTTCCTCTAACATAGGGATGAGCACCTAATGGTGATCTATCCCATCCATCTTGCATGTAATCTTTTGGTTCAATCTTTTTCATGTTTTAAATTCCCAATTGTCTAGATATTTGGCATACTTAGTATTAGGATTAGAACTAAATCTAATTTTCTTAGCATCTCCAGTAGCAGATCTAGGAACGATAAACCATTCTTCTAAGAGTTTATCATGAATGACAAAAAAATCTATACTATTTTCTGGGTAAGGATATTTTCCTTTACCTTTATTTCCTTGCCCATTAGTTCCTTTACATATTAGTACCTCAGTAGATTTCTGTGTAGATTTAACTTGAACTCTAAGAGGTCTATTATCTACCTCAACAATAAGATCATAATCAGCAGTAGCCACAGGCTTACTAACCATGTATCCATGTTCAACAAAACATTTATGTTGACAGATCTGTTCGGATATTTCACCGTTTCTTATTGTATCTTTAGTCATTTGAATGTACACTCTGCCATGATCTCAGTCAAACATGCTAAGAGATTGATCTCCTGATCAACCACAAATGCTGCTTGATACTGGTACTTAGCAATGATAAGAATAGATGCAGCAATGCTAGGTCCATCAAGAACCTTACACAGTTCATCATAAACCTTACGCATGATGACACCAGCATCATTATCAATATTATTTGCTACCCACTTACGAAGTTCATGGAAGTTCTTCTGCTGTAAATATTTCACAACAGTAGATGCATTTATATCATGCACCTCGGCAAGTATAGATGTATCAATAGATCCACCAACACCATGTCTCTGACACTCATTTAGTACACGTCTCCAGTCAGGGAAATGTTTTTGAATCAGTTCTACTAATACCTTATCATCTGCTTTTATATTTTCTTCTACTAAAATACCCTTCAAACGTTGAAAGAATTTAGATGCTAACTTAGGTCTTTGAACTGCATCGATTGTGAAATCCACGACAGCGCATCGTGAATGTAAAGGTTCGATGAGCTTATTCTTGTAATTGCAGGTGAAGATAAATCTGCAATTGCTATAGAACGCTTCGATGTTCGCTCTAAGGAGGAGTTGGACATCGTGGGTGGTGTTATCCGCTTCATCGATGATGATAACTTTATGCTTCTTACTCGTTGTAAGCGAGACTGTGGAAGCGAAGTTCTTAGCTTGGTTTCGTACTGTGTCAAGGAATCTACCCTCGTCTGAACCATTAATTACTATGTAGTCACATCCAAGTTCTTCACAGATTGCACGTGCAACAGTAGTCTTACCAATACCAGCAGGACCACTTAGTAATAGATTAGGTATCTCTCCAGCATCAATCAACTCTTGACAAGTTTTCTTGATAGAAGTTGGAAGAATACAATCTTCAATTGTTTTGGGTCTATATTTTTCAACCCAAAGAAAGTCATTTCTCATAATGTATAGTAGATTGTACTGGTGGATTCCAGTGACGGATTACTCCACTAATAATAAAACAATTAGTGATGAGGTAAGAAAAGAATATAACACTACGTATGATAATAACGTAGTTGTCGTAGGGTTCAGTCTTTTCATCAGAGAAGCTACCCAATGCATACTTCCACACCCTCCATAATTTTATCATACTTGATCAGGTTCCATAGCGATGTAGTAAACCAAATCATCAGAGTTACTTGTCCACTTAGATAATAGATTTGCAGTTACTTCAACCCTATAACTCCCATCAATAATACGAATGTTCTCCATCTTGAAACTATACTCAAAGTCTACAACATCAACACCTTCTCCAACAAGAAGAGAATATGTATTTGATGTATCATTTTTCTTATCCTTTGCCGTCAAACGTATCTCAGTACCATGACCAGTCAAAACAAGATCAGGTAAACTATAAACATTGGCAGCTTTCTTTATACGTTGCCACTGTGATTCATTGAGACTAAATGTTGCTACCACCTCTGGCATCTCAATAGATTTCTCAGGAGGTGCTGTAATCAAACTAGGATCACAGTAAAAATATTTTACTTTAGTATGACCATCATTGATTCCAAGATAGGTTTCTTTTCCGAAATCAAATTCAGGATCCTCATATATCTGAGAACTCAACCCACCTAAGAATTGACCTAGATCATAGATAGCAAAATCTCTAGGGAACTCTTCAGGTACTGTTGCCTCTGCTAGAATATTCTTCATGCCAGAGATAGTACGAATAGTATTACCTTGCTTGACATAAAGAGATTGATTGATCTCACAAAAGTTACGTAAGATCTTTTTGGTGTTTTCAGAAAGTTTCATAATAAAGAATGAAGTTACTTGTCGTAGTCTACAGAAAAAGCAGTTGTACTAGTTTGGTTTGAGTGATGTCTTGCTGCCTTGTCATTGAAGTGCAATAACAGTATACCATAATGTATGATCTTTAAGATATCTGCTCGTGCTGTACCTTTACGATCATAACGTGAAGCATACTTGAGAACATTACTTCTACAGAATGCTTCTGCATCACCTACAGAATCAATAAGATCAAGAGTCTGTACGTTTCCTACAGAATAATGACCTCGGTATGTGTTTGTAATATAGGATCCTATTTCTTCTAGGATCTTTTTTTCTGAATACTTTTCCATGTGTTGTTGTAAAGGTTCCTCCGAAATAACTCTGTCTAGAGCATCTAAGTCTGAGATTGCCATACCATCCTCACCATAAAGTTCGTCATAAAGTAAACTCCAAGAATTAACCATAGTTGAATAAAAAATCATTGACAAGAGACTCTGCTCTTTCCTTACCAAATTTTCCAGTAAGATAACCTCCTACAGGATCTAGGTCTTTCATATACCTATCAAAGTCTTTATAGACAGTAGTGTCTTCACCTGTAGGTACACTCGATTCTAGCATAGATTTGTAAGTAGTCAAGTACTTTTCAAACATAGGTAGGTGGTCATCAACTTCATCAAAGGTACACTTGACAACATAGATGTTTTCTGAGAAATGATTTCCTGGTTCAAAGAATCTAATGTTAGCTTCTTGTTTAGGAAGATCAGGTACAGAGAACAAATAGTTTTCTGTTGGATGTTGAAAATCAAAAACGATAATGACTTTCTTCTCAAAGAATCCCATCAAGTCCATACCAAAACAAGGAAGATTTGATCCAGTCTTAGGATAGATGATGTTGTTGTAGATACTTGACTTAGCACTAAAGATATCTACTTCTCTTGATTTTATAATATGAGGACTAGTGTATGTCCTTGCTATAAGAGAAGTTCCTTTAGACTCCCAGTTCGCCCAGTCTTCCCCATATCTTAGATTGGGGAAGGTGCGAAACAGTACTGACTTATAATTATTCCACAGATGCATTTTTGAACTCCACATCAGCATCTACTTTATCATATAATTCTTGGAAAGATTGCTTTGTCTCGTCATCAAAACGATTCAAGCAGAATGAAATTGCTTTCTCTTTCTTACCAAAGATATTATATGCTTTGATAACATGAACTAATCTACGAGTTGAGATTACTTCATCAATACCACCATCAAAGAATGTCTTACGAATGATGTCTGCCCAGTCAGCAAGGTTCTTACAGAACACTTTGTCATCACAGATCTTATTCAAGATCTTAGTTTCAATGTTTACTGAAGGATATGCTTGCTCAAAAGTAATTGGGAATCTCTCAAGGAATGCTTCATTCAAGATGTTTGTTCCTATGAATCTACCATCCTCAGATCCTTTACCTTTTGTATTGGCAGTAGCAACCACAGTGAATCCCTTAGCAGGTCTCACGAACTTACCTATCTTCTTTAGAAATACTCCTGTACCTTCTAGTATTGACTGAAGACACAAGATCTTATTTGATGCTAAATCTATTTCATCTAAAAGGAGGACAGCTCCCCTCTCCAAAGCTTCGGTGACGGGTCCATTATGCCAAACAGTATTCCCATCAACAAGACGAAAGCCACCAATAAGATCATCCTCGTCTGTTTCAATTGTTATATTTACTCTGATCAACTCTCTATTTAGTTGAGCACAAGCTTGCTCCACCGAATAGGTTTTACCGTTACCCGATAAGCCAGTAATGAACGTAGGGTAGAACTGGCGAGAGGCAAGTATCTTTTTGAGATCTGTGAAGTTACCAAATTTGACAAAGTTGTCATCCTTGACAGGGACCAAATTCTGCTGTACAGGTGCAGTATTCTTAATCTGATTCTCAAATACTTCACGAGCTTCTTCGACTGTGAGTCTATATTTGTTAGTGCTAACTCTATATTTTCCAAGGCGTTTACGTACTGTAGGATATCCTAGACCAAACTCTGCTGCTGCTTCACGTATAGCATCTGCATTGAATTCATTACCAAACTTTTCTGATATGAAGTCAGTAATGTCGTTTGTGTCCACGGTTGATTTGAAAGTCATTTAGGTCGTTTGTTTCTTATGAACCTATTATAATCTAAAAAGAGGTCTGATCAATAGATCATGTACCACTTTCTAAATTGGCAGCTTTGCCTGTGCAAGTTCAATAAATCTTTTTCTTGACCTATTACAATAGTCTTCTGAGATCTCTGATCCTATAAATTTTCTTCCACTATTGAAAGCAGCGATCATTGTTGATCCAGAACCACTAAAACAATCCAACACAGTATCATTTGTATTTGTATATCCCCTAATGATTCTATCTAATATCATCAAAGGTTTTTGTGTCGGATGCCAATTGACATATTCCTTACTGGTGGTATGGTTATTCTTTTCCCATACACACGTGGGGATAGTTCCCTTATCGTAAGGTTTGCCTGTCCTCATATTTATACTAACTTTTCTATCGACTCTTATGTCATCAGCATTGAATAGAAAATCTTTTCCTTTAGACCAACACCATGCATACTCATGTTTCCTAGCAAAGTTAGTCTTACTGCGTCCACCCCAGTTATAACTCCATACTATTTCATTCTGTGGAGTCAACCACGGATTCTGACTTGTACCTAATTTATATTTCAAAAAGGTTTCTGTCTTCAGAGTACCAAATACAACCATCATTCTATTTGGTTTCAATACTCTTACACACTCAGTAGTCCATGCATGACACCACTCAAGATAATCTTCTTCAGATTTCCATTGAGAATCCCATCCTTTACCACCATCAAACCCTATGAAATAAGGTGGATCTGTAAGAACAAGATCCACCGATTCATCTTCGAGTTCTGTGAGTAACTCTAAGCAATCTTTATTATGCAACAAGGTCTACAAACTCCGATAATATTTTTTTGTTCATGGACTTAGACTTCAAGGTCTTCTTGAAAGCACTTCTGATCTGTGCCTTAGTCGCATCTTCCTGTACTTCAAATTCTACATCATTATCCAAAGAATTGCAAGAGATAGCGAACAAAGAGTCATATCCTTTACCCTTCATGGCAACAGATCCATGCTTTCTCCACTCCTTATGAACCTTATCCCTATCTTCATACTCAACATAATTACGCATTGCATTACCAAAATCTCTACTGGTACATAACCGAATACCAATTAGATTGATCTCTGGATATGTATCACTTAGATTCTGTAGTAAAGATGCAGTAGCACCATAATGTCCATTCAATTGATAGGTACGTCCAGTCTTACGATTGCGAAGATAAGTATTCCAATCTAAACTTGTTCTTCCTATACCTTCTTCATGGTATGATGCATATTCACTATCATACTTTCTTGATCTAGACATACCTGCTGCCTCACCATCAGTAAGAATAATTGCATGAACCTTTTGAAGACTATGAATTTTCTTGAAGTGAGGAAGAATAGTATGTAAACTAACGATTGATTCATTCAAAGGTGTTCCACCTAAACCGTAGATAGGAGGTACACTATATCCTCCACGTAACTGATACTGATAGGACATTCTCCATAGGTTTTTGATTTGAGTATCAATATCTCTTTTCTTTGCTTGACTACTAATAAGATTCAATAGTTTGAAAGTAGAATCTACAACTAATAAACCTTCCTTACGTTCATGAAGCCACTTATCTCTATGATTTCTGTAACCATAGTAATCAACATCACCATCCTCATTCTCATAGTAATGATTGATGAAAGCATAGACCTCAAAAGGAATCTTTACCTTTCTGCAGAATGATACTAAATTTATTAGTTGCTTCACAGTATCATGGATGCAAGTACTCATTGAACCAGACCAATCAAGAACAAATACAAGTCCGTGGTTCTTACCATCAGGTAATGTTGTTATCTTTTTGAAGATGTCATCATTGAACTTATAAGTATGGAGATTTCTTGTATCTAATACACCAGTCTTAGAAACAGAAGCACGTGCATATGCATCAGCAGACTTCTTCATCTCAAACTCTTTTACAAGATAGTTGACTTCCTTTGAAGAACTCCTCATGAAATCACGAAGATCATTATCAGGGTAACTAAGGATAGGAACTTCTTTACCATGTATACGACTCAAAGGATCTGTACTATTCTCATAGATTGCAAAGTGCTCTGATAAATCTTCCTGTACTTTCTCATAAGAATATACAACATCATCATACTTTACTTGGGGAACTTCAACATAACTATTCTCATAAGAATCTTCTCTTGATAGTTCTTCAATACGTCTATCTGCTGATCTTTGAGTAGTTACTTCTGGTTCAGTAGAACCTTGCTTACCACCTGCTGCATCAAGTGCATCAAGTAATTCCTCATCAGTCATATCATCACTGAATTCTTTCTCTCCTTTACTATTACTACCACCACCATTTTCTTCTTGACCTTCTCCATCTGATTCTTCATCAAAGAATGGATGTGAATCACTGTTACCAGAACCACCACCACTTAGATTAGGAGATTCTAAATCATCTTCTTTCTGCTTAGACTCTTTCTCTTCTTTGCAATACTTATATAATGCTTGAGCAGCATTCAATACATCATCAAAAGTCTCAGCATCTTCTACCATCTCTACGATAGGAAACTCTTTCTCTTCAAAAGGAATCTCTCTAAAAGCACCAACTTTGAAATGAAGATTGATTCTATCTGCAAGATTCATCTCATCAAGATCTACAGAATCAACATCAAAGAAGTCTTCCTCATCAAGTTCAGCATATCCATTATAAAATGTCTTATTCAATCCAGCATACTTACGCTTCATCAACTTCTCAATTCTTGGATCCTCACAGACGTTGATGAAATCATGGGGTGCTTTCTCATCCCATTCTCCAGCAGGAGTATATAAGGCATGACCTACTTCATGTGCTACCAGTAGATCAAAGGTTTGTTCCGATGCCTTCTTCCAGTTAGGTAGAGTCAAAACACGTCTGTCTACATCAAATGATGCAGTCTCAACATTCTTGTGTTCTACTACTAAGTTCTCAGTAGCTAGTAGTTTTGCAACATTTCCTTTGACTTCTAAATTTACTGTCTGCATGGATTCCCTTGTGTATGAACCTATTATAATGCATGTCAAAGGGAATGCTAGGATTAGTGGACACTTATTCTACTGTCACCTTCTTGCTAAAACTCTTGTGTTTTTCGAACTGTATAGTATCAGCAAACTTATCCTGAAGCATATCACCCTTATGAGAGATGACAAATATATTAGCATCCTTGATAGCAAACCGAATGATTTTCATAAAATCATCTGTACCAGAAACATCAAGAGAACTGTCAAAGATCTCATCAAGAATCAATAGGTTAGTATTGACAGAGTTCTTTATCCTAGCAACCTCTCTCCATGTAAACAATAATGCTAGGTCAATCCTCATCTTCTCTCCTTCAGAGAAAGAAGCATAAGAGAAGTCCTCATGTATAGGAGACTTGATAGTCTCATTGAACTCTTCATCTAAAGAGAAGTTGATAGGAAAATCCATCTTCTGCAAATAACTTCTTATGGTTCTATTCATAAGAGGAAGATACTTTTTGATGATACGAGTCTTGACCCCACCATCCTTTAGGAGATGACTGACAATATCATGCTCTGCTCTTTTCTTCTTAGTATCAGAAGTCATTTCATCCAAGACCATCTTCTGACCTAAGAACTCACTACGCTTCTGCTTTTCATTATCTATATTATTATTCTGTATCTTCTCAATCTCCTGTCTGATATATTTCATCTTGTCATCGATATGCAGACAATCATCTTTCATCTTTCTCATCTGCCATTCCTTATCAGAAATCTGTTCCTGTAAAGCAATGTTATGATCTATATCCTTTTCTATATCTTCTACCTGAACTCTCAATCTACTGACACCAGTATCAAGTTCATCTATTTTTTCCTTTGCAGATTGAATTTCCTTATCCTTGAACTCAGGATCAATACTCTGACGACATGTAGGGCATTCATCATTGTTGACAAAGAACCTTAGATGCTTATTAGTAAGTTCTCTATTAGAAGTTATCTTTGCTGACAACCCTTTCAACTTAGTACACTTAGCCTTTAGTGGTTTGATATCAGTAGTAAGTCTTTTCAAATTATCTATTGCCATGAAACATTCATCTATCTGTACACGGAATGTATCATGCTTACGTTGTAAATCTACAATCTCCTGATCCTTCTCTGCTACCTTCTCATCTGATTGGGATTGAAGATCGTCAATGAACCTATCTTGAATATTGATTTTCTCTTTTACAATCTCTACCTTAGAATCTAATTCTCTAATCTCTTCATTATACATTCGCATCTTCTCCTTCACCAATACATGCATCATAGAGAAGATCTTTATATCTAATATATCTTCAACCACTTCTCTCCTACCAGGAGAATTCAATTGCATGAATGGAACAAATGTACTACTCCCAAGTATAACGATCTGTGTAAATGATTTGAAATTCAACTTCAATACATTTTGTTCAAACCATTTCTGCTGATCTGTTGCAGAAGATGATTGATCTAAGAGATTACCATTCTTATAGATTTTGAATATAGATGGTTTGATACCACGAACAACTGTATACTTATTATTTCCAACACTAAATTCTATCTCAGCAACACAATCTTTATCATTGATACTATTGATCAACTGTGACTTACTGATTTTTCTAAATGGTTTATTAAACAAAGAAAAGGTCAACGCATCTAAAATGGTTGACTTACCTGCACCATTGGAACCAATTATCAAAGTAGCAGGTGATTTATCAAGAGCAACTTCAGTGAAGCTATTTCCTGTAGAGAGGAAATTCTTCCATCTTATATTGTGGAACGAAATCATTTAGTAGTTGGAATCACAAATTCATCGGGGGTAATAATGGAATACTTATAGCCCATCATCTCACAGGTCTTGATGATGTTCTCATCTGGGATCTCTGTGACCTTTACTGCTGGATGGTCATCAGCCTCCAGTAGACCAGCATACCGTACTGCGTCATCTTTGTCAACAAAAATGCTAAGAGATTTTGTACCATCTTTCATAGTGGCAGCATAAGCCTGATCTTTTGCTCCTCTACTTTGTTCTACTATAGTAAGAATAAACATTAGACTTGAGACGCTTCTCTATAAAGATTTTTTATAATAGATTTTATATTAGACTTATCCATTTCAGTATCTATATCATCTACATACTTCTCTAAAGTTGTAAGAGTATCTTCTACTTCTACCCAATCATCTTCTTCAGCATTCAGATCAAAGTTCTCAATAATTTTTACATCATGTGCTCCACCATGATAAACACCTTCAACAAACTTATCAAATGTTAGATAGTTATTCTTTTCTTGAACAATAATCTTTACATATTGATCTTGAAATTCATCAAAGTCCTCAGTGGTATTATATGTATTATCATCATACATTACCTTGTTGAAGATTGTGTATGGATTCTTGATGTATTTTAGATCTAAAGTTTCTGTATCAAACTCATGGAATCCTCTTCTATCACCATAGTCATTCCAATATATTTGATAGGGATTACCAAGATAAGTTACATTACCTTTAGTACTTTTAGTATGATAATGACCAGAAAATACTTTCTTGAATCTCTTATATTTATCTACACTATCACCATTTATATGACTGTAACCAGGATGTGCTTCAAATCCTGCAAGTTCTAAATGACCCATACAAACAGTTGCCTTAGATTTTTTCAATAAGGATTCTGTTTCAATTCTATTTTCCTCATTGATCCAAGGAACAAATAGAATTTTCAATCCACCAATAGTAACATCAGTTGGTGAATCATATGTAATTAGATTATTGTATTGCTGTAGTAATAGATCTATAGTATTGATCTTATTTGTATTCTTATAATAAGCAGTATGATTTCCAACGATAGTATGTACCGTTATACCCATCTCTTCAAGACGACTGAAATAATTATTCTTAGCCCATTCCAATGACCATAGATCAATGTTCCTTCTATTGTCAAAGGTATCACCTAAGTCAAGAACAGTATCTATATTATTTTCTTCTAGGTATGGGAAGAATGTATCATTATAAAATTTGCCAATGAAATCATGGAAGATCTTACTTCCTTTTCTCATGCCAAAATGTTGATCTGTTATGATCGCAACTTTCATTGTGTCCAGTCTTGGTAGGGTGGTTCTTCTTCTCCAACACGATATTGGAAATGTTTAGTATCAAAGTATGATGGTGGTAATGGTTTTACATCATCATATGCTCCTTCCATTCTCTTCTTATGTTCTCTTTCATCCAATACTTCATTGATTAGTATCTTCATTTCTTTTGCATACTCAGGAGTAAACAATCTCCTAGGAGTAACCACAGCAGGTTTATATTTTTGTTCTTTGCCAGATGGTTTATAATTAGGGTCGGAAGGAAGACTCATACCCTGTGTATCAATTTTTGTTATTTCTGGTGACATTCTTTTTGCTTGTGGATTTTGTCCAAACTCGCTCATCGATTCATCTTTACTTCTACATTTTCTTTTATCGAATTCATATCAGATAAATTATAGCCCACTTCATTGTCATCTGCTGTAAATAATTGTTCAAAACCAGACCGTTCTATAATTTTATTCTTTATTTCTAATTGCTTTTTCTCCCTTTGTATTCTTCTCAGAAATGCATAGTATATAATCTGAGTGAAATAAGCGAAAGGATTACTGGATTTTGCTGGATCAAAATTATCAATATACTGTACACAGTTCTCAACTCCATCACATATCATATCATCCTTGAACATATAGTTTACAAAATTGGGACGGAATGATAAATGATTAGCAATCTTTAGAAAACAAGAACCGATGTAATTAGTGATCTGAGGTTTAGGTTCACCATTCTCTTCGGCTCTCTTTACCTTGGCTTTCCAAATTACCAATGCTTCCAAGAAGTCTTTATTATTCACATAATGTTCTGGTTTGGCAGCCATAGGTTTTCTTTTGTATGGATATATAATAGCACAAAAATAGGGGCTTGACAAGACCCCTAAAAACATGTACACTAACCGTGTGGCGGTTCAAAAGAGATATACTTTAAGATTTAGGTTTTATCCTATATAACTTTTCTAAGAGCATTCTAGCATCATCTACCTTAGAAACATATCCTTTATTATTTTCTGTACGAGTCTTGTTACCAGAGACGAATTGCTTTTGGGCAGCTAATGCTTTTTGTAAACACTCGCCATAAAATTCAATAGCATTATCATCTAATTCGCTGATGGTAATAATTTTATGCTTTTCTATAACAAAGGTATCCTCACCTGAGAACTTCATCCACATGTTAGGAACCAAAACATGATGCATCACACCTGGTTGAGGATTTAGAACATCTTCTTTTATAGTAATAGCATTACCTACTAATAAAAGTTGATCTTCTTCAATCCAAGAGGCTTGAGCATAAATCTCTTCGCCAGATACTAGTTTGATTACTGCGTGAAAATCGTCTCCCATAGAGTTACCTGATATCAACATTTATAATATTATAATCAAAATTTTCTTCATTGTAGATTTTGATTCTTTCAACCAAATGATTCAACGTATAGTTTTTCTTACCATTACGTGTAATGTCATCAGAGACATCATATAAAGTTGCTAGATCTTTTGCTTGTCCTTTCCTTAGTACTCTACCTATTGACTGAAGGTTTCGTATTCTGGACTTTGAGGGGCTTGCGAAGATGACATTATGCAACCGCTTAATATTGATCCCAGTACTAAAAGTACCATAACTCGCAACGATAATCGCATTGTTTTCTTGCTCCGTAATTGATCTTACTTTTTCACGCTCTTCAGTGTCAACACCACCGTGAATGAATGCGACTAACCTGTCAGAGTTAATACTATTTATAGAATTGAAAAGAATTTCTCCGTGGGTTTCCACCCTACTATACAGTATCAGAGTATTACCTTCTAAATCTAGAGCTAGATTTTTTATAAAATTATTCCTTACTTCATTACTAATAAGATATTGAATCTCATCTTCATAAGTATCAAACTCCTGTTCTGGATGCTTTAGTATAAGTACATTGATTTTGAACTTAGCAAGATATCCTTCTCTAATCAATTGTTCTGTATTTACTATCTTATCAACTGGACCAAACAACCCTTCTAATACCCACTTATGAGTTTGTGTCCCATCAAGTGTTCCTGTAAATCCAATTCTATATTTTGCATCATGCAATTTAGTCATGATCTTTGTCAATGACTTTGCTTTGAATTGATGTGCTTCATCACCTATGACACATGTATAGTCATCAAAATATTGTTTAGATAATTTATATACAGACTGCCAAGTAGTAATTGTTACTGGTAGATCTGTATTTTTTTCATATCCAGCATAGACTCTATGACAAAACTCTTCTGAGTTCCAACCATATTCCATAAAGTCTTTGTACATTTGTTCTACCAAAGATGTGGTAGGAACTACAATCAATATCTTTTCACCTTTTGCTACGAAGTATCTTACTATCGTGTAAATCATCATTGACTTACCTGATGCAGTAGGAGATACAATTAGTTTTCTATTATTCTTTAGTGCTTGATATACTGCTTTGATCTGATAATCCCTTGGTCTAAACTTAGTGATAGAAGTCATAAACTGTTTGACTCCTGCCATAGTTATCATGGGATTGGATTCTAATACATCCCCATAGTACTTGTTCCCTTCAAAACTTATCTTATACTGGTTCTCTTCACACCATGTAATTAGTCTATCCAACAAACCACAATAGATTTCACCAGTGGTAGGAGAGAATAAACGAATCTTTCCATCCCAATGCTTCTTCCTATATGCTGGCATAAATGCTGCTTCAGGAACTTCAAATGTAAATTGATCTGATAGCTCGTATTTTATATGTGGTTCACATTCAACTTTCAGATAAACTTCATTCTTTTTGTAGACAACTAAATCGGTCATCCGTATCCTAACGTGAGTTTTTGGAACTCAATCGCATTCCTTATCTGCCATTGTCTATCTCTTATTTGAGTAAGAACTGACTCTAAAAAGAATACACATTGAGATTGATATTCAATCTTCATCTGAAGTTTCTGAATCTTTTTATCACCGTAAAGATATCTATCGACATCATTTTTCATTACTTTGAAATCAAAAGGTTCATTTTCATATACTTTGGGATCAGCTTTCCCAGTATAATATTCCCACCGTTCTCTCATCATACATTTGAGTTGGAACTCGGTGTTCTTCTTCATTAGATTGAACTCGTTGTAGAGTGTTATATATTCACAGTGAAGAGAAGGTATCTTCTTAGATTCGTCACTTAGTTCGTCACCAATCTTACAATCCTTCTCCCACTTCTTCTGTAGGGTTTCAAGGTTCATAGTTTAATTTATCCAGTTTCCGTCAGTGGTAGTTCCTGATCCAGATACGATATTATAAGTTGTGTATTTGAAAGTAGCCGAAGCACTCAAGTATTGAACATCAGATGCTACTGTATCAAATGTCAATGTAGAAAGAGATATAGGAAAGATCTCTTTGAATCTTATTGTTTGAATAACATTATAGTTACTATTGAGAATTTGAAGAGCAGCATCTGACCTTTCATACTTATCCTTTCTGGAATAAGTAACCCTTGAATTTTGCAGATCTGCTGAAGCATATCCAGTTGTCTCTGCAGTCTTCTCTTCAAAATCATACTGTCCCCAATACTCTGGAAATCCTAATGTTGTCAACCAGTCATGAATTTCAAGATAATTTCTCATCTCTTCATCTACTAAAAATCTTACTGTAAGATCTTCATAGTATAATTCATCTCCTGGTACTGGAATATTCCTAAGTCTTCCTGGTTGAGTTGTTGGTATCATCGAAACCGATGGTACATTCGCACTCTGGCAGAAGAAATCTACCGCCTGTGCTTTTTGTAATACAAAATTAAAGCCAGTAGGTGCTAAGAAATTTCTATTTTCTAGTATTGCTGCCATGAGTTTTATTATTATTTATTCGTATGTTTAAAGATGAATGCTCCCTTTTGTTTACCCCAAACAATCTTACCATTAGAATCTATACCCCTATCCATTGAAGTAAACTCAGTAGATGATAGAGTAATTCGTGATTCTATTTTGACACCACTTTTTGTCATGGCATCCTTTTCAGATTCACCTATCCAATGATCACGTTGTTTTGCAAAAATTATACGAGCATTCTGTCCGTCTATATGGAGAATAATATTATGCAGATGTTCTTCAATACCATGTGTTCTCTCACGATACACCTGCATGTTGTGGTCATACCATTGTTTAGACTTTAGTACACCATCTTCCATAGACCAATCATAATGACAGTATGCATATTCAGTAGGATACCCCTGAGCCTGTTCAAGGTTGTCCCAATTATGAATAAGCAATTCAAGAAATTCTTCTTTCAACATATTACATAATCAATCTTTAATATTTAGGTGCATAAAAAAGACCCTCCCGAAGGAGAGTCTTTTGAAAAATGTATCCGAATGGATTACATAAGGTTGCGAACCAAGGTACGTCTGTAGTAACGGTTAGCGTTAGCAGATCCAATACCAGCAGTAGGTTGTGTCGCATCATTGACAGCACCTGTGCTGAATGGGTTTGCTTGCATTCCGTAACGAGTCTTGAATCCAATTTTTGGCTGGAATGTGTCCTGACCAACTGCACGAACCATCTGTAGAGGAACGTATGGGCAATAGAACAGTCCTGCGTCATATGGAGAAGAACCTTTGTAACCAACTACGAAGTAGTGGTCATCCATTAGGTTAGCAGAGTAAGGGTCGATGTAAACCTTGAACTTACCATTGATTGTACCAGCGTAAGTAGAGCCAGTGTCATCAACATTAAGGTTTGCATTGAGTGCTGGAGTGTAATCAAGTACACCTGCCATTGTAAGAGCAGAAGCAACGTCAGCAGAGCAGACGATGATATTACCCTTTCCTCTACGAGTCTCTTGTGCGATTGCGTTAGCTTCACGCTCAACTTGGAAGAGAAGTCCCTTGAATTTCTCAACAGACCATCTACCGTTTGAGTCGAGGTCTAGGTCGAATATTCCAGCAGTTGCTGTATTATTCTGAGCACCTGGACGTGCTGTTACGTAGATAGAACGAATAACTTCACGGTTGATCTCAGCGAGGATCTCAGTTGACAAGATATTAGCCAACTCAGCCTCAGCATCAAGACCGTGGATTGCTCTCAAGTCTTGAGCAAGTTCTAAACTGTACTCAGCTTTCAAAGCACGTGAGCGAGCTGTAACAGCAACCTTCTCGATGCTGAATGCCATCTCACGGAAGTTTGTGCCACCACCATCGCCAAGTGTCTCAGCGGCTGATGTTGTCATTCCTTGAGCGTCACCAGTAACCTCATAACGGTGGTTACTATATGTTGAGGTGTCGTTCAAGATACCTGGGTTGTCACCCTCAGCATCGTTGTTAGCAGAAGCGTTAGCACCAGTTGCACCGCCTGTATAACCAGCAGTAACATCGTATCCAGATGCTCCACCACCTGAATAACCAGCGTTGGGCTCGTTGAATAATGCTTCGTTGCCGTCCTGTGCAGCGTAACGTGAACGCATTGCGAAGATAAGACCAGTAGGTCCAGACATTGGCTGAACACTAGCAATATCATAAGCGATCAAGTTAGGCATTGAACGTCTGATAAGACTGATCAATACAGGATCAAAATTCTGTACACCAGTACCAGTAGAGTTGGTAGGTGCTGCCTCAGTAAGAAGCTTCTCTTCTTTGAGGAATTTTTCTTGGTTTTCTAGAAGAACTGCGGTTACATTCTTACGATGTGAGTCTGTAATCTCAGGGAGTTCTTCATGCTTGATTAGTGGAGACCACTTCTCAAGCAATTGCTCTGATTTGAACATGGTTTTAAATTACTTATGTTAAGTTTTTTTAGTGAGTGATTTTATTATCTAATGATAATTTACTTCTTATAAGCTGTAACAGCACGAAGATATGAATCCATAGATGATGATACCTCAACGTTACCTTCTGCTAATACTTCTTGCTCATCTGACTTCACGGCAGGTACTTCAGACTTGAAGTATGACTCCCGAATTGTCTCAATTTTTCCACGGTAGGCTTCCTCACTTTCAAAGTCAACACCTTCAACAAGTTCTTGGAACTTATCTTTTTGAGTTTCAGTTAGACCACGTGCAGACTCGTCAACAACGATTTGCTTACGTGACTCACTGATCTCCTTAGTAAGACCAATGTTCTTCTCGATTTGTTCGTTGAGCTTTTGCTCCATATCATCAAGTTTTTCTACCATAGTATCGAATGCATCATATTTTTCTTCAGGGATAGTTACATAATGATCTTCAAAAAGACTTTTTAGCCCATCCATAAAGGACTCGGCTATTTCTGATTTGATTCCAGACTCAACAGCGAGAGAATTCTCTTCCTTCCACTCTTCTGCTGCGTACTGAAGTGTAGCATCAACCTTTTCGTTTAGCTCAGACTTAGCTTCCTTCAACTCTTCTTCGAACTTAGTAGCATAATGCTCTTCTAATTCTTCAGAGAGTTTTGCAAGCTTTCCGTTGATTGCTGCTTCAAAAATTGTTTTTGCTTTTTCCTTGAACTCTTCACTGAGTTCTTCGGTTCCTACAAGAGCATCTACGTCTGCGGACCAGTCAACTGAGTTGTACAAGTACTTATTCTTTGTAGTAGAATCTTGTGCATCTCCTGAACCACCAGAATGCTTACCTGAGTTTGATGCTGTGCTGCTCTGAGTAACTCCGCTTCCAGAAGATAGTTTATTACTATCATCATCTGGTTTGTTGTTATCTACAGTTGGACCACCAAGATCTTGGTAGCTTGCAGAATTTCCAGGGGTCTGCACATTGCTTGCATTACTCCCTGCTTTAGGCATTGGATCTCCAGGCTTTGCTGCTGCATTAGCCTTTGTCTTGGACTGACTAGGTAGTTCCATTTCCTGTAGTTCTTTTTCAATAACCTGTTCCGACATTTTTAGTTTCTCCGTATGATAGGCAAAAAACAATTATTTCTGATATTATTTATAATATTATAAACCTTTGAGGAAGGTTTCAAATGCGGAGATTTTCTTCTCCTGTATGTTGATTAGAGTAGCATGATCAAGTTCTTGCTTGATAGATGCTATATCTTTCTCTTGTAATCTTCCATTTTCCCAAACCCACTCTTTTCCTTCCATGATTCCTTCCACGAAAGCATCAGGTGCGGATGGGTCTGAAACGATATCCGCAGCAGTGGCAAGCATAAAATCTTCGCCAACTACACTAGCACCGTTCTCACGCTTTAGAGTTCCCATCCCTCTGGATGATACTCCAAGCTTTACTCCTTCACCTAAAAGATTCTTTGCAATGTTCCCCATTGGAGTATCAAGCAGTTTTGCTTTTCCAACGAAGTTATTACCATCTTCCTTTAGTTCTGTGATCTTGTGTGATACACGATCTAAGTTTACAGTAGGACCTTCGGGATGACCAAGTTCACCAAGAGCTCTATTAGTCCTGATGTACTTCTCATTGTAATTTTTGACCTCCCTGTCCAGTACGGACTTAGGATACATCCTTCCGTTTCGATTAGTTATCTCAGATTGAAGAAAGACCCCTTGTATATAGTGGTTCTTTTTACCTTCATTCTCTTCGACAAGGTAATCTACTTCTTCATTCAGTTCCTTGATCAGTTTCATCTGTTGGTTCCTCTGGTGTTACTTCATCTTGTGGTTGTTCACCAGCTATAGCTGCACTTGCTTTCGCTAATGTGTCTGCTACTTCTGGACTACTATCTGGTAATGTAGGTTCAACTATATCTGGTACTTCCGTATCAGCAGTAGTTTCAACTTCATCTGTAGATGGTTCTACTGGTTCTGCTCCAATAGCATCACCAAACATTTGTTGAGCAATAGCTTGCCTTTGAGCATCGACAACATTGAGAGCTTTATCCCCAAGGATTGCTTTCATATGGTCAATAGCTTTTGCCCTATTACCACTTTGTATAGCGTCAATAGTATCAAATTCCATGTTATGTTCAATATATATTATTTATTTATATGACTCCTTTGTCTTTAGGAGGTTCTGCTGCGGAAGCATTGATCTCTGGATCCATAGGTGCTCCACCTATAGCAGGATCTGCTCCTCCAGCCATACCTTGCATAGCCATCAACTCTTCTTCAGATGGAGGAATGATACCTTCATCTTTCTCATATTCTATACGCTTATCCATCTCATCTCTTTCACTGTCTGTCTGCTTGAGAATTTCTGCACGGACATATTCGACAGAGAAGTACTTACCAACATAAGGATCTGCAGCAGATGCAAGATTGATTCTCTCTTGTAAGAGTTCTGATTCCTTAAGTTCTGAGAAGTGATTGTCGTAGATATAATCGAATTGGATAGACTCTTTCATGTCATCCCATTCTTCTGGACTAGTAATGCCCTTTAGAACAAGTTGAGTCTTGAGTAGATCCATGAAAAGATCACTAAACTTCTTGCGGAGTCTTCCAACAAATTTAGTAAACTTCAATTCATCACGAAGAATTTCTGATGAACGTCCAAGGTTGAAACCACCCTCTGCTTCCATACGTGAGATGGGAACATTGAGAGATCTATATAATTTCTTCTTGAAGTATTCAACGTCTGATAATTCACCAAGGTTCTGTCCACCAGGTAATGTAGAGATTTCAGTTCCTCTACCACCTTCACGTCTAGGAAGCCAGAAATCTTCCAACATGGACATATGTTTTTTGTCGTCTCTTATCTCACCTGTGTTAGCATCATAAACCATTTTATTTCTGTAGCGAGACATTACCTCACGGAGGTATTGCTCTGCTTTGACTTTAGGTAAGTTACCTACATCAATATAAAATATTCTACGTTCTGGAGCACGAGACATACGATAGATGACCAAAGAGTCTTCTATCATTCTTAGTTGATTTAGAGCTTTGATTCCTTTATGAAGATATGAAAGACACATACCTTTGTTCGCATCAATCAATCCAGACTGAACATAGGTAACGGAATCTCTTGCCATCTTTATTCCAGACCCAATAGGACCAGAAGCACCCATACCCATAGGGCTAGGATTCTGTTTGATACCTTTTGGATTGTAGATGAAATATTCTAATACAGCACCGTAATCATACTTTGCTGCTAAGTTATCTTGATTATCGTTATTACTTCCCTTGACAACTTCTTTTACTAACTTGATTTTTTGAGGATCAATATACCTTAGTTCTGTAATTCCCTTGGTAGGATCTTCAAAATCAATTAGTTTATGATAATATAAACGCCCATCGACATACCATCTACGGAATATCTCATGGGACTTTTTATCAAAATCTAAGAGTCTCTTTACGTATTCAAACTCTTCTCTAATTAGTTTCTTTACTTTATTACTCTGATTCAGATTAGATAACTCTATCTGAACTGGAGATTCATATAGGTCACTTACAACTGCTTCATTAATAATATCTTCAATTGCACCATCCACTTCTGGATGAAGTGACATTTCACGATACCTTCTAAGGAGCTCATGTTCATTTTTTCCACCACCATCAAGATCAACAAAATATCCATAGTGACCACCAGCCGCTATGGATACTGCTCCATCTTCTTCATTTGGGGGAACAGGAGAAACAGACTTCTTGTCTACCTTCCCCTGATTCGCTCTCTTAATTGAGTATCCAAATAATTCAGCCATCGCAAAAAATTTGCTATTCTTTCTAATACTATTTAGTCAAGTACTAGAAGTTAGCTCCAGCGATTGCTTCACCACCCAATTCTCCTGCTTGTGCTTGCCACCACTGAACTTGGAATTCAACTGTGAACTCTTCGATTGTATCGTTAGTGTCAAATGCAAGATCAATCTGTGATACGTTAGTTGGGAAAATTCCGAAGAACTTATATCCTCTAAGTACCCTCTCTTCTCTATCTAACTGATAGACAAAAGCATCTTGTTGATATGTATCTGGATTTTGTACACCGATGTTGGTGTAGTTATTATTGATTTGGTTTGTCCATGCTTCCATTGCTGAACGTACTTTGAAATCAGTATCGTTGAGAACGGTAACTGTCCAAGTATCAAATGTCCTGTCTCCAGCAACCTTTAGCTGACGACCACGGAAGGGAACTTCTACAACTCCTAAGTTGGATGCTGGAAGTGCTGCAGCCTTTACTAAGAATCTAGACTTATCCTGAACGCCTGAAGCGTCTGCAAAGTCGAGTCCATTAGGAAGGTTGAGTACAACCTCATACAGGTTAGGTCTAGCACCACCACCTCTCAACCTTTCTCTAAAGGCTGAGATGTTGACGTTCTGTGGACCTTTTGTTACTTCTGCCATTTCTTTACTCCGATTATTTTGGTGATAGGTCTATAAGTTGATTAGCCTCTGTTAGCTGCAACAACTTCGGAGAAGCTGACACCAGTGCGTGTAGCAACGAATGTCAAAGTAATGAAGTTGATCGACCTAGCGGGCTTGATGTAAATATCAGCTCTAAACTCATTAGAGTCAATTACTGATGGTGTGTTGTTTGATTCGTCACAAACAACGAGGTAGTCATTGATACCCCTTCTTGCTTGAACATCACGAAGATATGGATCAACGATCTGAGTGAACAAAGTTCTTGTAACAACATCATTGAATTCAAAGAGTTGTGCTCTTGCTGCTCTAGCGATTGCTTTCTCAACAACCAAGAACAACTTACGAACATTGATTCTATCGAATGCACTCTTGACTGCAAGACCAGTCTTATCACCGAAGAGTACTGTGCCTTCACCAGGGAAAGAAGCAACTGGGTTGATTCTATTTGTGTAAAGAGTATCTCTTTGTGCTTTCTTAGGATTGAAAGCAAGTTTTACAACGTTACGAATACCGCCTCTATTTAGACCAGCAGGTGAGAACCAAGGGTCTGCAACTGTTGCAGTATTTACCATAAGTCCACCAATGTCTCCATTCAGAGGAACATAACGGTATGTATCGTTGAAACGATCATAGATATATTTCCAACCACTATCAAATACAACATAAGAACTGCTGTTTAGTTGATTGTAGAAATCAACAACGTTAGTAAGTTGAGTGGCAGAATTAGAAACTCCAACCTGTGTTGACTTGTATGGTGAAATGAATCCCATGCAATCCTTTCTGTTATTACAGATAGAAATAATCTTCTGTGCTTTAGTAACAGAATCTGTTAGGTTTGCTCCACCTGGTCCTTGAAGGATGAAGTCTACATCGATTGTTTCAACATCATCGAACTCATCGTATGCTATTGAAATCTCTCCAACAGAAGGTGTGTTATCATCTGCTCCACTTGCAAAGGTCATTCCAGCAGATCCGATAAGATCGTATCTTAGAATAGAACCAGCAGTACCAGCATCAGTAGAACCAATCTGTCCGTTTGTATCAGTACCTGATCCTGGAGTTGCAATCAATCCAGAAATGTCAGTAACCGTATAAGATGTTGACTTAGCATATACGTAAGAAGAATTATTTTGAATTACATCTACAAAATAATTTGTTTCTCCTTGTGGAGTCTTAGCACCTGAGATCTTAGAAACATTAGCAAATGTCTCAAGGATTGTACCAGGAGTTCCAGTTATACCACCATCGTTATCATAGACAACAACATGTAGTTCGTCATACTTAGCATTCTTATCTGCTGCATACTGAGAAGTACCAGGCTTGCCAGCTACTGAGAACCATGTCTTACCACTGTAAACTTCTTGTAGATCCCACCAGTCAGCAACACCAGCTACAGTTGCTGTTGCAGGTGATCCAGCAGTATCAAGGAACTTATCTCCAACGATAATTTTTGCTCCAGGGAAACCATCAGAAATTACATCTAATTTAGAAGTAGCACTATCCCAGTTATATACGTAAAGTGTATTTACTGTGACTGCACTAACTGTTGCATCTGCAGCAGCATTTGATGTCTCTGCAATTCCATCGTCAACAGCAATTGATTGTCCAGCAGCAAGTGACACCCTTATTGTCTTGTTTGTTGCATTGACGTTTGTTACTGTTCCTAGTACTGTAGTTGTATTTGCTGCGTATACAGTTTCGCCATCAGCGAATTCTGTTGTGTCACTAACCACAAGTTCTGCAACATTTGCGATTGTGTCACCTTTTGAGAAAGTGTATGATCCTGCATCGAGAGTAAGTGTCTGGTCTGCACCGTAATCTACAACTGCAACACCGAGGCTGTTACCCCATGTTCCTGCTGTTCTTGCAGCGAAGTTATATGCACCAGCACTTGAGGAGACTGTATTCTCCCAATGCTCGTATGACTTGATGAGAGGAGCAGAACCACCGCCAGTTACAGCGTTTTTCTGCGATGCATCTTCTATACGAACTACATAGCAGACACCACCGTACTCTAAGAAGTTCGATACTGTATACCAATACTCTGCATTGTTATCATTTGGTGTGCCAAATAAGTCAATTAGTTGAGCTTCAGTAGTGACTAGAGTAGGACTACCAATGGGTCCTTTCTCAAATACTCCTGCAAACGCACCAAAATTTAGGAATGAAGGATCAATGCCACCCCTTGTGAAGTCTCTCTCCTGGACAAATACCCCAGGAGATGCTAATTTACTAACCATTTTTTTGTCTCCTCGATAAGAGTGTCATATGAATGAATCTGAAATTATTTATATTTTTGGGTCGGTCTAACGGTACTCCCACATGAAACTCATATCTCCATACTGACTGGTTAGCTCCTTATCTGATGACCATAGATCTCCATCACTATCAACAAACGTATCTTCCTCTTGTCCATCAACAATAAATCCAAAAGGAGCCATGTCCTGTTCTATTTGATTCTTTTGATCATTATATATCCTCTGACGTATATCCTGATCAGACATTTCCTTGAAATAATCCTGACATATTAACCAAGCAAAGATAACTAAGCACATTGCTAAGTCATCATTACATCCTTCTTCTGCTTCAAATGAATTATGCTTTTGAATAAACGTTGTTAGTTCACTTATTATTTCGTAATCTTTGAATAGAAGTTTATCATCTTCTATAATAGTTTTTAGGTTAGAACAACCAACCTTCTTGACAGTCTTAGACATCTTGACTCCTAACTGAGTCTTCTTACCAGAGAATCCTTGACCAACTATTTGACCTGCTCTACCTCTCATAGAACACATCAATACATTTTCATACTCAAGATCAAAGTTTAGAATACTTGCAACTTGATCCCCAATATCATTTACTTCACAAAGTATATAAGCATTGTTATATGCCTTTGCAATATCATGTATAATAGATGGGAACAACATTGGTTTTATTTCATTGTTCCTATACTTTGCTACTATTTCATGCGGAAACTTAGTCGTATCAAATACTACAAATGCTGAGTAATCTATTCCTACTCCTCTAGCAACGTCAACTGTAATAATATAATCATGCTTATCAACTGGTCTAGTATAGATATCCATTCCTTTATTAGATTCTATTGGATTCTCATATACTAAAGCACGAAGTTTAGCTGGTGTAATTAGTGTATCAACAGATCCTAAGAACTCACATTCAAACTCAACTCTAAACTGTTGATCAGAAGTGTTAGCAATAGTCTGTGCTTTCCATGCAGCATCTCTTCCTGGTACTTCAGACCAATGAACTTCTGTTGCTATGTACTCATTGTTACCCCTCTGTGCTTCATGCCAATATCGATAGAAATGATTCATACCATGAGGGGTAGAAACCATTATGACTTTTGTGCTTTTACCAGAGCTAATAGTAGGGTAAACAGAGGCAAAGAATTGATCAGCAATGTGATTCGGGATGAAGGCGAACTCATCGAGAAAGATGATATTATAGGAGCCGCCTCGGACAGCAGATGCAGACGTGCTTGCTGCGATAATTTTAGATCCATTTTCTAACTCCAGCGAACCTTTATTCCATGATACAATTCCTTGTTGCATCCATTTAGGTAGATTCTCATAAGCGAGTTGGAGTCTACCAAGTAGATCTCTAGCAGTGGACGCTTTGTTTGCCAGAATTGCAATATTGACATTATCATTAAAAACTGCGTAGTGTAACAAATAAGATACACACGTAGTAGACTTACCAGTCTGTCGTGGCATCTTACATATATTGAATCGATTCTCGTGGAAATTTCTTACAAGCTTTTCCTGAAAAGGATACATCTTGAAAGGAACTAAACCTTCATCCAGAGATACAATTTGTATATAATTTAATGCAAAATATACTGGATCATCCTTGCACTTCAAAAACTCCTGTACCTGTTCATTTGTCCATTGAATAGCTACATTCGTTTTCTTTAGATTGGGATTACCCAAATATATTTGGTCGGATGACATTATAACCTCGGTATATATCCTTTAGCTTGATTGATCAAAGGCAGAACTTCTGTTTCTACTTTCTCTGCAATCTTATCGACTATACTTATATCTATATCCATAAAGGGTGGAATGATACCAAGTAACCGTAATGTTCCATCAAGAAATAAGGCAAGACATATAAATCCAAGTACCATACTAATGATAGTTGCTTTGAAATTATGTTCTGCCATTGATGCTTCATCAATCGCTCTCGCTTCATCAAGGGCATCAGCAATCATTTTATCTACTTCTGCCTTTGTATAAAAGTCTCCTATAAAAGGAATATCATGTTTATCCATAATCTATGATTCGTCTAATGTACCTCGCCCCCTACGAATTTCACGGAGTTCTTCGAAGTTCTTCTGCTTGGTTCCACCATCGTACTCCCAAGCATATCCTTCTTCAATCATCTGTTCATTTAGTGAAACAGTATCATCGCCAACGTAGAGCCAACCAAGAAGCCTGCCATACTTCCCCATGCCACCCACAAGTTCTGTTCTAATAATGAGTTCTTCATCACCTGCAATAGTATCCTCTAAATGTTTTTTCATCCACTCGGTAGCATCAAGACCCAGTGCTTTCTCTTCTAGGTCTCTGGTACGTTTCTCTGGGGTGTCTACTCCCGCAATTCTTACCCGTTCTTTCTTGAATAAATCGAATCCAAGATCTATGGTGACATCTATCGTGTCTCCGTCCAGTACTCGGTTTACTTCCGTCACTCGGAAATTGTAACAACTCTTCCGACTTGGGGGTTTCATCGCTCCCATTTTCCCACTCCAATTGTTCAAGTGAACTATTTATAGAGTCTTCTACAGGAGTTCTAGTTTGTTCCGATTCCCACGTTCTCAGATCCTGAATCATCTGATTGGGAGTAGTTGCTATTAATAAGGGAGTTAGGATACCAAGTATCATACATAAAGATCCAATAAATTGAAATGGCTACACCTACTAATAGTATAGCACACATGATATTTATTGACCAGACCACATCACTGTACATGGATAACCCCCTTCATACCAGCACCAGCGTGAGGATCACATTGGAAACTATAATCACCTGCTTTCTCAAAGGTAACATCAAAACTCTCACCTGGCATAAATGCCAGGTCATTATGTGAGAGTTCATCATGTCCAGTAAACATTACGTTATGTGGAGGCAGTTCATTATTCACAAACGTAACTGTATCTCCAACAGCAATTGTTAGTTCACATGGTGCGAATACTAACATCCCATCTTTACCCATTTGGATTTCTGCTGCGTATGCTGTAGTACTAACACCAAACAGCATTGCAAAAATAAGAAACCAAGCAAACAATCTATTCAACCACATTTGTATATTCTCCATGTTGTTTATCTACCCATTGGGATACCAGCTTCCATAGCTTTCATCATCCAATCCAATCCACTTTCATTAGTACAATAATCAATAAAATGAGGATGTTCCTTTAGATAAGGTACATCCTCTTTGCTGTGTTGAATTGCTTCATATGAGTCTACTGCGTACTCGCAGATCTCATAATGCCTATGTTCTGTGTCGTGATATCCGACTGTGTAATGCTTTTGCTGAGTCAGGGGCATGATCTTTCAATCCCATACTACACTACTAATTATAGCAGTTAATACCTATTATTGGAATCTTATGTTGAAAGAAAGACTTATCCTAGTATTATCTGTATCGTTTGTATGGATACCATGATCCAAGAATCCAGGGAATAATAATAGCACTCCTTCCTGTGGAATATAACGTCTTGAACCACCACAACTAGCAGCACATACTTTACTCATTCCATGTCCAGGAGCAGGAGATTGGAAAAATAAATCTCCATCTTTTCCATTAGTCTTATAATAATAAACACCAGAAAGATCTGAAGTTCCATGATTATGGATATGACCATAACATCCCTTTTCAAACTTAGTGAGCCAAGAACACATCTGAAAAGGTCTTGGTTCAAAACGAAGTTCTATCAAATAATCTGTAACATTTCTTTGAATTTCTCTCAACAAAGAATCCAACATATAGTCTCTAAACAAATCCTGTTGAAAATCTTTTGTTGACAAATAATGTGTGGTTCCCCAAGTTTCAATCATATTGAAATCTATTTCTGGTATAACCTCTTCAATTTCTTCTTGTATTTTTTCAAAATTCTTTACACGTTTTTGATGCCAAATGGGAGTAGTAAATAAATGATGCACATGAGGATTCAATCCAGGTGCTGTTATATCACCTATAGGATTACCCTCTGCTGCTCGTTTACGTGCTTCTTTAGCAGAAACCTTACGAGCCTCAAAGGGTAAGTTATTTTTATGTTTGCTTCTCATTATGAAAAAATCAATATGTTATTATTTATTATGGTCCCAGATACCCCACTGAGGTTGCCCAGACTGATGCAGATGACCCTGTGGTAGCATTGAGTGTCTCAGATGCTTTCTTTTCTACAACTACTCTTTCTCCTGCAGCAACATAAAATCCGTTACCATTGCTGTTTACTATGAGACATGCACCACTATTAGTATTCACTAGTGATACCAACTTTGCACTGCTGACATTATTTGCACTGCCATTGATATCTACAGCAGCAGACTTAGGTGTAATGATCATTTTCCTTTAGTGTCGTTTGAATATTTATTAGATTCTTGCATAACAACAAGAGGTCCACGTGGTTCTTGATTTGTTCTTCTCCAACTAACTAGGACTGCTCCTGGATAAAGTTTGTGAAGATCTTTCTCAAGACGCTCTCTCTTCATATAAGTTCCTTGTGGATAATAGAAGTCTGCAAACATTCTAATACCTTTGAAGGTAAAGTCAACACTCCAGACCCATCCAATAGTGTAGAGTCTTTTTTCAAATAATCTATTCATACTATTATTTATTATCTTTCATAGATTGCTTCAATGCTTTTTGAAGTTCAGCAGTGCTTCCTACAAATATAGCATTGTTTGTAATATTAGTTGGTTTACCTTTATCCTCACCTAAATCTTTCATCTTCTTCTGAAGATCAAGTAACTTATCTGTAGTATCACCAACTGACTTTATCAATTGACCAGCTACTTCATATGCTCTAGGAGAATCAGTTTCCTGTGCAACTTCTAGTATACCATTCATTGCCTCCTGTCCCTTCTCTATCAAGGAATATAAATTCCCTCTAGTATATTCATAGTCTTGATCAGGATCAGTAACATCAGTTAGCTGATTTCTTCTTGTTGTACATCCACCTTCAGGAGTAGTAGTTACTTCTGTAGTGGAAGTATCAAAAGTATCATCTATAGCGTCAAAATTTTTCATTGTTATGTAAAGGGATTATCAGTAATAGTTGTGCTAAATCCAAAGTCCTCATTATCTAATTCTGTTAGTAGAGCAGTATCTGCTGCATCAACATCACCATCACCATCTTGGTCTGTGGTTGCTTTAGGAACAGTTGTATAAGTCCTTTCTCTTCTAGCATTACTTGGATTGCTATCAGAGTAGAAGCTTGCAATAGTCTTCTTGATAACTCCAGTATCTGCAACAGGTCCGAATAGATATGTCTTAGCAGTAAAACTGAGTCTCCAAATAATTACTTGCCTTCTTTCAAAATTACCTTCATATTCATCCTGATAATTTATATTATTTAATACAACTGGAACATCTCTTTTCTCATCAGTCTCTGCTATGAGTTTCAAAGTTATCGTAAATTGTGGTTGGAAGAATGGAAGTATCTGTTCAATTATTTGTAATCCATCATCCTGATTGACAACATAAACTGAAACCTCAAAATTTATATTATATGGTACAGGCATATATTGCTTGTACTTAGAATTATTATCCTTCTTAGTAATTGCTACTTTGAGTGGAGCTAACTTTCTAGTTGGATCATAACTTATACCTTGCATCTCAAAAGACATTCTAGGTAAAGTTATCTGAGTCTCCTTACCTCTTAGGTTAGGTTGCTGCTGAATCCTTGCAATGAATTTTTGTGTAGGACCATATGATAATGGAACAGGAATTGATTCAACAACATCACCTGCGTTATTGAAACGCTTGATATCAAAGTTATTAAAAAGTGTTCCGAATGAGACAACTGTTTTTCTAAGTATCTCGTTATAAAAGAAATTTCCAAACATTAGAATTCACCAAATGGATTGCGTTCTGTAAAGTCAATGATACTATCTGCATCAACTTCAATAACTCTATTAGTTACATTTTCACCAGTACTATCTTGTATATAGACAGTTTCAGTTCTCGTAGCACCAGCAGCACTAGAGTTCTTTATGTACCATGAAGCACCAGAGGTTTGACCTGTAAGAGTCTCTCCTTCTGTAAATGAATTAGTCTTGTCATAAACAACAAGAATATTATTAGTTGTATCCCAAGAAACAACCTTAGCAGTAGCATTGCTGACAGATCCTGCAATCTCTTCATCAACAGTAAATGCAATTCCATTATTAGTTTGAGTAGGATCAATAACAAGACTTGTCTTGAATGACTTCTCAACTTCTATTGCATCAATCTCAGCAACACCAGTATCCAAATCTTCCCCAGAGTAACGGAAGAGTTCAGTACGTAATTCATAACAATAAAGATCACCAAGTTGATAGAACGGTGCTTGATGTTCTACATACTTGATTTCAAATAAACCTTTAGTCAATGGAAAATAAATTAGATCTCCTTCTGCTGGTCTATCATCTGCTAACTTACCTGCAAAATTTCCATCAAATTCTTCTGTCCATCTCTTCTTAGATACCATAAAGGTAAGGGCATCGTTATTAGATAACCCAAATTGAGTGACGGTATCTGCCATATCATTATCAAATTCATCACTACTCTTCAAGTACATCTCTATCTGAACTGATTCTTTAAATTCAGAATTAGATGCTTCACCCCAAACTTGATCAACATCATTCAAAGTTCTTGGTAGATAAAAAACTGTACTACCATGAATCTTGATATGTTCATCTATCAAGTCCTGTACAAGAGCCTGCTCTGTGGTGGAACCACCGTATTCTGCAAAATGAGTACTTTTTTGAGATGCCATTATCCTATCATGTCAAGTGGTGGAAGTTCATAAGTTGAAAGCATTTTTTCTTCAATATCTTTCAGATCTGATTGAGCATCTTCGTAGACTTGTCTACCATCTAACTCAACACCGCCAGGGAATTTTACTCCTCTGAACTTGATAAGATTCTGACCCCACTGTTTTTTTATTTTAGCAGTTAGGTATTGTTTCATAAAACTATCATCAAATACTTGAGTCATAGATGTTGGATCTAATGCTCTATGACAATCGATAATAAGATAGTTACCTTCAACTACATCTTTGACATCAACATCAATATACAATCTATCAACTCTCTTATTAAATCTATATGCAATTATAGATCCACTATTTAGAACATAATCCAAATCTTCAAGATAGGATTTAGTCATATAATAGTTGAGTATATCTATTGCACCAAACTGATACAAGTCATTCAAGAAAATTTGGTATTCAATACCAAACATGTTCCCCCTGATTGATTGGGAGGACATTCCAAAAACTTTATTGACACCAAGAATATGTGCAGGAACTTCTATATAATTATTTCTCTCTTCCCACTCGGTTCCATCAGGAGATGTAGTTGTAGTATTGCCTTCTTTGAATCTAGTTATTTCAGCTGCAGTAAATTTGTGCTTCAAGAACATTCTCTCAACACCGTCAAAATGACGTTCATTAAAATATTGAATACTTTCATCAATGAGATCCTCTACCTGAGTATCATCAACATTAATTTGAAGAACAGGCTTGCCTAATCGTCTCAGACAATATTCCTTCAGCTCTGTTCTAGTTGCAGGTTTAGTCGCTGACATTTATCTACAGAATCCTTTATAAGAGTATTTATGAAAAAACCCTCACGTGATGTGAGGGTTTGATCGTTCTTATGCTTGAGATTCTGTCCAAGTAATCCTTGTGGAGCAGATTGTATACTGCCTACTGGAACTCGTATATGTATGGTCAGGTATGACCGCAATAGTTAGAGTGTCAGGTCCATTTGGATATGTGTAGTCACCACCCATGATTGAGTTACCTAGCGTAGCAACCTCACCCAGAATTTGTTCTGTGGTAGTGTTTGCATTTGCTCGGAATTCGAGTAGATTGATACCGTTGTTTACACGGTCAATAATCTTAGCGAATTCATCATCATCTTGCATTGGTGTATGATACACAACCTGTGATAATCCTGGAGATGGAGTATCAACCCATGATGGAGATGATAGGTCTCCGTTCAGAATTAGTCTTACGGTACAAGACTTCTTAGGATCCTGTGACTGCCAACTAGTGTCAGAACCAATAGATGAACTACCATCAGATAGAGTAACTGAGATCGCCTTCAACTGAAGTTGCATTCGGTTGATTAGGTCACGTGTTCCTATGTTACCCTTGACACCAGCATCAACAGATGGTGCAAGTCTGATACTTAGCATAGGATAAACCCTGTTTGCCTGATCTTCGTCACCATCCTCTTTCTGGTCAAGTAGGTAGGTTGTGTCAGAAGCAGCAGAGAATAAGTATGCCTTATCATCTTCAAACTGACCATCCATAATAACTGAAGCACCCCAGTGGAATAGTGATGGAGAGAACTTACTACCAGTAACTCTATCTCCAACTGTACTTACTTCATAACGTGCTGGTAAGTTACCAGATCTGAAGTATGCTTCGTTGAATATATTACTGTGAATATACTGATGAGCATAGAATACTCTACCATGCTGATCCTTGAATCCGTAGCGGATCTTACCACCACCGTACCAAGAGTAATCGATGTATGCCATCTGTAGTCTCTTGACATTCAATTCAAATCCACTTTGACCTGTACCATCGCACTTATCAAGGTTGAATTGACTTGTAGGAGTCTTAGTATCAACTGTGAGTGTCATAATGATGTCACTAGAAGTAACACCTCTGTATGCTGTAGTCATATACAACTCAGTATCAGACTGAATGTATGCAACCTTATAAGACATACCACGTAGAACTACGTAATCATCAACAGAGAGTTGCTTAGTAAATGTTGTTCCATTACCATTCAATATCTGTGAATCCTTAGTAGCAGTTACTGTACCACCTACCTGTTGTGTAGAAGATCTTCTAACAGCATTTAGGTTTATACCATCGTACTCGAAGAAGAATCCATTCTGGTCATCAAACATACCAGCACGAACAACAGCATTGTTCCAACCGTTCTTATGAAGTGTTGGGAATCCAGAAGGAGTTGCATCTGAAGGTGTTCCAGCAAGTAGATAGGTGAATGTAAATTCATCTGTTACTGTAGCAACTGTGAAGTTATCACCAATATAATGGTTAGTACCACCAGAAACGGTTACATCTTCTAATGAGATGCTATCACCAACTTCAAGGAAATGTGGTCTCCTTGTTACGATTGTACAGTTAGGATTAGAACTTCCATCAGTACCACCAGTAATTGTCTTCACTTCCAAAGGTGGATTGAAGTTTGTAGCAGTTGAGTACTGTAAACCTTTACCAGACTGGTAACGGAAGTATCTCCTTGTTTGTCTTACGATTGAAGAATCAGCAGACTTACCTGGATTGATCTCTACACCACCATCAAACGGTCTATGCAACGCATAAGAACTTGGTTTGACATATACATTCGTAGGAATTATATAATTGTGGTTATTCCAGTTCTCAGTACAAATAGTCCAAGTATGGTTATTACCTTGTCCTGTATCACTGAAGGTGTTATAGTAACCTGAGTATGAATTCTGTCTTTGTCCTGAGTTATTGTTTCCGTTACCATAGAACCTATAGTAACCATTACCCATGTTTATAACAAAGTAGTTATAGTCTTTAGAGAATCCATTGATATTACTATCATCGGTAGCATGAGAATAGATAACCCTTGTACCTGTTCTCATATACTTATCCCATCCATAGTACTTACCACCACCAGTACCAGCATTAGCACCTTCGACACCTTCAACTGTCTTCAAGAAGAACATTTCGTTCTCAGTATCACAAACCGTAACTGTTGTTAGTGTCTGTGAACCATCAGCTTCTATGTAAATCTGCTGAGTCTCCTGTGGGTCAAATTCAATCACACGAGGTACTGAAGGTTCTTCCACAGTCATCTCATTTTGGTCAGTAATAGATATAATCTTAATAGGAATAATATCTGGTTCCATTCTATAGAATCTATGCATATTATAGTAAGAACTATTACCAGAAGCATATGCTAATGTAATTGCATTGATACCTTGTCTTGCTTCATCAGGACTGAGGTGTAGAGAGAATCTATAGTAGTCAACAACGTTGACGAAGTAGATGCTTCCATCTTCCAATCCACCGTAATCGGTAGGTAGTGTAGTTGCTTGTTGCTCTAACGCATACCACTTACCTTCATTTCTGTAGTGAACAGCATCACCCATTCTAAAGTTATGGTAATTAGAACTAGGTGTGTTTACATAAATTCCACCATTATCTACATTAGAATAACTCCAATATCCATATCCATACTCATATCCACATAGACGCTCATCGTCTAGTAGAATGTGATCACCAGGAGTGTACTGGTTGATCATATTTGTTTCTAATGCACCACCAGTAGATCCACCTGTCTGCTGTCTATAATCACTCAAACGTCTCCAGAAGTTATTTCCTAAGTCGTTAGGAGGATCATAGTTGATGTTTGTGGTATCAGAGTAATCATATCTCAAATCATCCCAGTTATCCAAGGAGTCTTGACTACAAACATAGTAGTATTCATGTGGTTGACCTTGAGAATCATTATATTCTCTTGTAACGATATCTCCAACAAAGTATTCTGTTGATGAGTTCCAACGTCCTCTATCTACTGTTCCCTTCAGAACGTTCTGAGCGTATCTTATCTGGTGTAAGGTTCCAGTACCTGCACCATATAGTTTGATAGAGTTTCTTCTTCTTCGTGCATCATTTCTCTTTTTGTGGAATGAAACAGTAGAACTACCCCATCTGTGAATGTAATACTTCTCACCGAAGTCTAGACCTTTGATTGGTGTAGCACCAGAGAATCCGTTGTATTCAATAAAGTCACCACTTTGGAATTGGTGAGAACCAATTTCAACATAGTTTGAATAGGTGTTTACATAACTTTCATTTGATCCATCCCAAGTTTTATCCTTGGTAGTGTATGTAATACGACCAGCACCAACTACTTCACCAAAGACTGAACTTGCATAAAGTGTATGCTGATAGTTATCATTATGATCATTACCTAAGTTGAAGTACTCCTTCACAGTAATGTTATTCTGAGCATTTGCTTCAGTAGTAGCAAGTGCAAACCAGTTCCTTGAAATCCTACGTACATAATACGTAGTATTGTGGACCATAGAGTTATAACCTGCATTCTGTTGAGCAACACTTGGAGGTGGATTCTGACCAATTGCAGTACCACCTGTAGGAACTGTGTATAGAACAGCAGTACCAGTCTTCAAACCATGATCCTTGATGTAGAACCATCCTCTCTTGAGGTCGCAAGCTTGTCCTGGATAGAATACAAGAGTCTTACCAAAGATCTGCGTATTGGTCGCCATATCATAACGTAATTCATCTGCATTCTTAGAAGTAATTTCATATGCACCATCAATAGAACCCTTTGCAGAAGTATCTTCAAAGTAATGGTTTGGAGTTGATGTAGCAGAAGCAGAAGAAATATTTAATCTAGTACCACCATAAGAATCTGAAAGTTCAAATCTATCTTGAGTTACATTCCTACAATAGTAAGTCTGTCCATTTTGTAGACCTTGAATAGTAGGGTTTCCATTAGAGTTATATCTAACAGCATTACCCTCAGAGAATCCATGATTATCAATCTTGAATGTATCAAGATATGGGTTTCCTATATTATCACCACGGAACTTATGTCTGAAGTTTGTTCCGTCACCACCAAAGTTTTGAAGGTTGATAATATATGAGTTCGCTCTGTGCTGCTCATATTGGTTAGGATAAGGTCTTCCACTACTGAAAGGCTGGTTATTACTTCCATCACTAGATGCAAGAGAAACCCTGAAGTGGTTATTAGTAACAGGAATCATCCAGTACCAATAGTTTGTGCTCATATTACCTACAGCAGAACCAACAGAGTTGTTAGAGTCGAAACGATACTGTAGCCAGTAATCTGGGTCTCCATTCTCGTTAGTAGTGAATCCGTGCTGAGGTGAATACCAAGTATTAGAAGTAGATACTGTTTCAATCTTATAAGCAAAACAGTGCTCTGTGTTTGGCCAATCACTAATATCATGAATTGGACCATTAGGAGTTCTTGAAATTGAGAACTCAAAGTTCTTAGTCGAAACTGATTGGTTGATGGCAGGATATCTTACATAGTAAGTCCTCTCATCCATCTCATAATCCCAGTTATTTGGTGTGTTGTTAGTATTACCTGGAGGATTACTTCTTGAATGGAAACAAATCTTATCTCCTTCTTTGAAGTTTACAATTGAGTGCTCACAAATAATTCTGTTTCTGTTATACCATGCTTGAGAATCTTGTACACCACCAGATGCGTTGTTGGTAATATCTCTAGCAAGTTTGATACAGGGCCATAGTGAGAATGGAGTACCCCAAGTGTATAAATCTCCTTGGTTTCCAACATACTGTACATTACTTACACCTGAACCATAGTAAGGACCATCATGGTTAGGATCTCGTGAGTTGAAATCTGAGCATAGTTTTACTGTATCAGCATCAACATACTCAATGTAATAACAATACTCACTATTCCAACTACTAGGAGTACCATTTGGACTTGGACCTTTTTGGAATATTACAGGCTGACCATCTTTGAATTGATGATCAGGAATCGTGATTGTATACTGTGAAGTATCAATTGATTCAGGGAAGAAGAATCTCTGTCTTCTACCGAAAGCAGCATCAGCTTCATCTCCACATTCAATAACATCAAACTCATATGGGTTCATAACAGTAGAAGAATATCCTCTACCAAATAATTTCATCTCAAGCTGCGTTGCTGACTGACCTGTATCACTTAGAGTGAAACTTACTGCAGTACCAGCAGCACAATTTGTTGGACTATTAGCAAGTTTATAACTATACTCGTCAACGACTATTACATAATAGATACCATTACCACCATTAGTAGATGTTGCACTAGTACCTGAAGTACCTGCAGAACTAAAACCAGTAACGTTACCGTTTACATAAGATATAAACATAAAGTCGCCTTTTCTCAACTTATGCTTTTCTTGTTGACCATTAACATAATGAGTAATTGTGTTAGTGGTAGAATTCATATATGAAGCACTTGGAACAAGGAACTGTTCAGTGTCATTACCTTCTGGCTTCCACAGAATCATCTGTGTAGTTTCTTTATAAGAGATAGTTGGTGAGAAATCAACTGCACCACCAGATGTAAATGCTCTACCATCAAACTCTTTACGTTTTACAGCAATAGAGTTAGTGATATAGAACTGTGTACCAACTGCATAGTTAGACTGTACTGGAGTCTTTATTGTTAAGGTACTAGTTGCTGCTGCGTCTGTAGTAACAGCAGAATACTCTCCAAGAGATAATGAAGAACCAACGTAGAATCTACCGATAATTACGTTAGCATATACAGTAGAAATATCTCCTGTAGTTGTTTGAGCACTATTTGATTCATAAACAAATGACTGTTCATCAGGAATAGACTTGATTATAAATGTACCCTCTGCACTTTGTTGTGTAAGACCTCTGATATCAAGAGGAATACCATTTACAAGACCGTGTACCCCATTAGTCTTGACAGTGATATCTTTACTACCATTGACTGAATTTATTTCCTTTATATTACCAAGAGGAACATCTCCTGTTGATGAATAGAATGAAGGAATTTGGTGAATCCTTTCTAATGTTTCCCACTTAGTTGACTGAAGACTATATTCAAAGTCGGTGTCAATTAGAGTGTTTGGGTTAGATACCCTTAGTTTACTGACAGGATCAACAAACGTTTCCGTTGGTTTAAACTCTGCTCCCTCTTCATCAATAAAAATCTGTAACTTATCTGTATCTGCATGACTTGCACTAGAAGTGTCAAATGTCAGAGTATAAGTTGTTATATCTGTTAAAGCGTCATACGCTGTATTAGTTACCTTTAGGTCTGGATCTCCTAAAGCGTAAATAGTAGTTCCTCTTGTAGCATTGTTGATAAACAAGAGTTTTCTTACATCTACATGACCAGCAATCGCCACGGTCTTCGCTGATGCATCAAACGTATAATCGTAAAGTAGTTTCTTTGCCATTTTGCTTTCCTAAGTCTTTATGTAACGAGGGGGTAGAGTTTATAAACCAAAAGTGATTGCGTAGCCTAAAGCTTTCGTATCTACAGCTTTTAGTTGATTCTGCGTTACCAAAGATGCGGAGTTTGTACCTTCAGTAAACATTGTCCACTTAGTAGTGGCAGTAGCAGGGTCGTTGTTAGTAGATTCTTCTATATTTATATAAGTACTTGGTGCTTTGAACACCACGTCACCTGGATAATATGTGGTAACTGTTGACCACACACCTTTCCATTCAAAACCTTTTATAACAAGATCCCATGAGGTTTGTCCAGATTGATTTGGTGCAACACCAACGGTAGTTGTTTTTGCGGAATACGCATAACCACCAAACTGAACGACATTACCTGGTGCGTAGGTAGTAAGATTACTATATGTACCAACAACAGAAAAACCAGTAGTCAAAATATCCCAAATATCATTGGGAGCATTCAAATACGTATTAGGTTGTTTATTGTTATTGGATTCTTTTGCAATATAAGTGTATCCACCATAGGAGACGACATCTCCTGGTTGATACGCTGTTAGGTTACTCCAACTATCTTCAAATTGGAATCCCCCAACATATTCAGAAAACTTTGTTGAATCGAATGTAGACGTTGATGTATGACCAGCAGTAACTAAGTATAACGTGTTACCATACTTGACAACATCATTGAGTTTATAGAATGTATTCTGTGTCCAGTCTCCTACATTCTTTGTTCCTTCTAGGTGTAATCCCCATTTGGAAACACCGTTTGTGTCAGAATAAAATACGTCTTCAGTTGCAGAAGAAGTGTGGTTGGTGGTACATACGTAGGTATTAGCACCAAACTTTACGATGTCATCAATGACATAAGCTGTGCTGGCTACCCAATCACCTTTCCACTTGAATTTTAATCTGCCAAGTCTAAAATCTGCCATTTTGGTTACTTAGGTCCGTTTGTGTTATAATCGTAAGCTGATCCCATACGAGCTACGAGATATCCTTCATCATCGATGAAGTATGATAAACTTCTTGAATCCCATCTATGCTGATAGTAAACATCATTTTCATGTTTAGTTATAGGAGTTCCAGCATTAGTTCCGTATTCTTCAACTGTATAATCATCTAAAGTGCGGAAAATCATATCACCGTTAGCATCGAGAGTTGGTTCAGTCATAAGATCTACGACATCGTTATCAGAACTAGTAGTCTTAGTATAAGTAAGCATACCATCCGCATCACGATTCATAGCATGAAAGTCCCACGATACGGAACCACCGCCACCACCGCCTCTTGCAGCTATATCTGATAATTTTATTGCCATATTCCTATGTAACTATTTTCCAATTAACGCCATTATATACAAGAAGAACTTCCCAACCATTAGTGTCAAGAAGGAGTTCTGAGTCTACTGAATCCAAATAATCTTTGAATTCTTTGCTTGACGCACTAGCATCCACAGTAATATTATTTATACTCCATTTATTTGTAACATCAACTAATCTGATGAAATTTCCAATAGAAGGAGCAGCAGAAATACTAATGGTATATGGAGCACTAGTGCTGTCAAGCATATAATTTGTATTTAGTTTATTAGTACTTCCGTCAATAGTAAATCCAGTAGTATTTACTGCGGAGCCATAACCAACATAAGATAAAATAGTCTGTTGATTTACTAATGGTGTCCAAGTAACTGTACCACTGACATCTTTTGTAAGCCAATAATCACCATTTGTATCCGCAGCAAATTGACCAACCCTTTGTGCATTAGGTAATGACCCAGGAGCATACCCTCCAAGATTCAATGTGGGAGGAGTAACAGCACCAGTAGTCTGATCTAATTTGGATGAAGTTACATTATTGTCTTTAATTTTTATAGTTTGGACGGAATCATCAGCTAATTTATTAGAATCAATTTGTAGATTACCAATTTTATTACCTGTGATTGCTCCGTCTACAATCTTAGTTCCGATTATACTTGCGTCAGAAACGGTTCCAACATCAAGACGATCTCCAAGAATTACTGCAAAGAAAGTAGATTCATCAGCTTGTGATGGTGCATTACCAGAAGTAAAAACTATAGTATCATTATTGATATTATAATGTTTTGCTGGTTCCTTTATTTCACCACCAATTACAACAAGAACTTGATAAGCACCTGGATATACTGGATCACCACCGACTCTTAAAAGAAAATCTGTAGAAACACCATTAAATCCAGCACCTCCACCTACTCTATCTAAGGGAGAATCAATTTTTCTTTGATTACCTGTCTTTGGTATATTACCAATATAAGCCATAGCTTTTTCCTTTTATTTAGTTAACTGAATGGATTATCACTCTTCACTTCACAACCTCCACTGAAAGAAGGATAATTTGTAATCTTTCCAAAAATATTTTTAGTTGCTTTCCAAGCAAAACTTCCCTGACAACATAAAAGTTTTACATTACTTGCTGTTGCACCTTGAGAAGTAGTTGTTAGTGGTTCGGTTGGAGGTGTGAAATTAGATGTATAAAGTGCTTGACCAACAGTAAACCTCATATTAGATATATGTCCATTGAAGAAAGAATCTACATCTGGACTATTTCCTATAGTCATCTCTTGACTATTATTGGACATTGCAAGATTATAAGTCCAAGATTTTTCAGAAGTACCATTAACATACATATTTGCCGTGGTTCCATTTTTAACAACAGCTAAATGATACCAAGTATCTGTGGAAATAACTCCTGCTGACGTTGCTGCCATTGGCTGCATTGTGCTCCCACCTGCTCCATAGTACCACTGCCAACTTCCATCAGGCTCTATATCTGTTAACCAACAATAATTACCAGTTGCCCATCTACCTGCTACGGTTTGATAACTTGGGTTAGTACCATTCATTGTATCTAAGTAAACCCAACATTCCCATGTAAAGGATTCAGTTGCACCCCAGTCCATTCCAGAACCAGTAACATCTATTTCCAATTCATCAGCAGTTCCATTGAAATCTACAGAATAATTTGGTTCTGTATATGTTCCAGTATGTCCATCAACCATCCACTGACCATCAATTTTTATTCCCTCTAAGTATGTTCTACCACCAGAATTGGGATTCTGTAATCTAATCTTTGTAAGTTCACCAGAAATATTGAAAGTATGAGTTCCGACATCTGGATGAACTTCCTCTGTTCCAGTACTTGAATCGGTATAAACAACTCCATCTACAGTAATTTCTGCCCAAGAGTGGTACATACTACAACATTGAATGTATATACTTTCAGTTATAGTCTGTGGATTAGATGAGAAATCAATTGTAACCATAGGTGCATTATCTGATGTTCTCGCACACTCTCCTTCTTGTGCAGTTTCCCAAGGAGGACTGAATCCTTTTGTCTTTGCAATATCAAATGATCCAGTAGCCACGGTCATTAAATTGCTCCAAGTTGTTCCATCATTTTCCCAAGATCCACCACCTGCTGCCCTACCAATAGGCAACATACTTCCATATACTGATCCTGTTCTACTAAGTAATGCCATGATCTAATTCCTTAAGCAAAGTTTACTGCATTTCCTGCAAGTACTGTCCATGCATCACCTCTTCTCAATAAACTATATGAGAAAACATCTATAGCACTATTTGTTGGAGTAGGTGCTGTAGCTGATATATTCTTTACTGTTATTGTAGTTCCGTCAATCTTGAATGTTCCAATCTTTCTTCCAGTACCGCCTTGGGAAACAATGAATGTAAGGTTCAATATCTTACCATTGTCAGTAGGAATATTAGTTGCATCTATAGTTAGATCTCCACTTGCTCCAGATGCATCAATATAAAATACTTCTCCAGTTGTGTAATCAGCAGTTCCAGCCTCTGAACTTAGAGTTATGTCTGTAACTGTTTCTCTTATATCCTGAAAATCTACACGACCTGTAAATGTGTTATTACCAGCAAAGGTATTGGATGTTGCAAGATCTGCTTTACCAGAAAGTGAAGTAGTAAGATTACCAGTAGCAACCTCTAAGAAATTAGTTCCATCATTAGTTATTTCCCACTTAGAATTAGTGTTATTATAACGTATTGTTCTTTCTGAAGTAACTGCACTTGAAGCATCAGTAGTCAGAACAACAGATACACCACCTGTTCCAGCAGAGACACTTTGACCAGTTCTTAGTCTTATAATAGAATCAGAGATATCTAAATCAGTTGTATTGATCCTAGTTGTAGTGCCTTGTACTGTAAGATTACCTGTTACAGTGAGAGCACCTTGAATAGTCTGACCACCTACTTCAGTAATCAGTTGTTTCCAATTAGTTCCGTTTGAATAATAAGGTATACCAGTATCATCTGCCATAGCAAACATACCACCATGCGTTCCCGCACTTGGTAGTCCTGCTAGATTTGCAAAATTGAATCGTACTTTATTTCCTTGACTAGTTAATGCCAACTCTGTAGTAGCACTAATAGCTCCTTGTATACCATAAGTTGCTGTTGGAGCACCTGTGCCAGCAAGGTCAGTAATGGTGTTTACTCTAAGTGATGACATTGACTATAATACCTGTTATAAATTTATTTAGTTACCGTAAACGGTTCGTGGGAATATTTGACCATAACGAATTCCACTACTATAACCTCTAGCAAATGATGAATCTGCTTCAGTAGGAGTACCTGCTGCTAAATCAGAAGATGTAAGATCATGCTGAGTATATGATCCATCATTCATACCCAAAGCAGAACTAATATTTGAATCATCATGCACAAGTGTTAGTAATGGATTTGCACCAGTTTGGTTAGTGTATGCACCA